CTTCCGCCGATCCGGTAATATTACCACCCTTTCAGGCCCCAGCGGGGAGATGTCCTATGAGTCGCGAACGATATCGTCCATGTTGTGGGTATTCGACAGGTGCTATCTTTCGAAACGAATATTATCGTTTCAATAATGATAGTATCTTGCTGAACGCTCCTGACGTAAACGATTCGTTCGTGGATAGGTTTGTACCCGGTCAAAGCCACGGCAATTACAACGTGTGCTTTCATACTCGTTATGATCCTGCGGTTTTCATCCAACCCGAGAATCCGATGCTTCATTCGGACTTTTGGAGCGGTGAGCCCCAGTTCGTAATGAGTATTGATAAGTATTTCGTTGTACCATCGGGACTTCCAAGTCTCGATCCTAGCCCAGACTGGATATCGCTTATCTCTACTCTAGGAGATGATGTCATAGGCCGGTTGCAAGCGAAAACCCAATTAGGGGTAACGCTAGGCATGATGGCCAAGACATACCGGATGGTTACTAATCCATTCGGTCTCTTAAAAGCAGATTGGCGCCAGTTGGCAGGGCATAATTCGATGTCCTCGCTAGCGGAAAAAGGCACTAATTTGTACCTTGAGGGACGATACGGTTGGCGTGTTCTAAGGAATGATATGCGCAGTTTTTGTAAAGCTGCGGATAAATTCTATGACGCGTCTCAACCGGTCGTTGCTCAAGAGAGCGACTCTCGTTCACTTGTCAGAAGACAGGTTTACGAGGCATCTACTCCTTCTCCGTCCATGTCAGACTATGCATTCTTTTCCGCGGCCTTGTACGCCGGTGCCACGCGTAATACCCAAGGGGGTATTGCGCGGGTCATTTGGGGTACACCGAAGGTCGAAGCTTGTCTTGCTTGTCACGCGCTTCGTACTGCACTCCAGCAGTATTCGGCGATTGACAAGTTTAGGCAGACTTTTGGCCTTACGTTCCGCGATGCATGGCCTACTATTTGGAACTTGATTCCATATAGCTTTGTGGTCGATTGGTTTGTCGACCAGAGAGTTTTGGGGATCAATGTTTCAAAGGCTATCTTCGGCTCGGAGTCTGTATCTCGATTAGGATACTCGATGAAAGTCGATTATCCTTTTAAGGTACAGTGGATACCGTGCGTGCCATGGTCTAGTAATGCAGACCCTGGTTACTTTGCGGTATCTGATCCGACATATTTCACGTCCCAGGAGGGGTGTATTCACACCTACTCTAGGACGCGCGGTTTGCCGGACACCGAAGGTATTCTGACAAGTAAGGGCCTTTCCCTAATGCACGGCGTAGACGCAACCGCATTGCTTATGCAACGCGTTTTACGCTAAACCAGGCGCAATTTTCTGCGCCGCATCAAGAAGGTGGCTACATATGGCTTCTGCTTCATTGACACCGTACTATAATAACTCTCTACAGGAAACTTTCAGTCTCGTTTCTGCTGGGACTGATAAGACCACGTGGAAAGTTACCGGTCGTGACCTGGCTCTTCCAAAGACGCTGACTATCGAAAGAAAAATCGGCGCTCCAGGGAAGACGGCCAATGACCACATCCTTATCCGGATTTCTCAGTCTGAGCGCAACGCAACGACGGGGCTTATTGCCACGGCGTCGGCGACCTTGGATCTGAGTATCGCTCGCGATACGTCCGTCTTAAATGCGACGGCCGTGCGGTATTTACCGCGTATGATTGCGAGTCTGCTTAATGATAGCGCGGCTTGCTCTGCAACGAGCAATAACGCTTCTGCCATTGTAGCAGGGTTGGATGTTTAGTGCTATCAAAGCGACAACTGTATGGACCATAATAAGGGTCCTTGCAGCGATCGCAACTGCTTCTGAGCAGATTGCCAATATTGTTCGGCGTCTGCTCGAACAGCTTGATGGTTAGGTGTCGGTGACGTAGGAAGCCTGGCGAAAATGCCTTTCAGTAGCCATGGCGAGGAAACGATGAATAATCGGGACCTAAAGTCGTCAATGTATACCTTCTACCGTGAGCTTTTCGCGGATATGTACAGTTACTTCCCCGAAAAGACTACTCTGCTTGATCGTGATTATATCCTTAATAGGATTGATCACGAGGGTGAAAAGGTCGGGTTGTTGCTTCTTCCACAATTGGGAAAAGCGACAGAAACCGCTCTGATCACTCTCCAGCCACTTCAAGTCCCTCAAGGATTTGATTTGCTGGCTAGCAGTCGCTTGCCCGTATTTCTTAATCAGCGATTTAAAGCGCTGTTTACGGACAGTGGCGAACCTCGGCATTCAATCCATAACTGGACTGAACCTGATGGTCGTGCAGCTGCGATGGATATTCTTTCCATTCGCCAAATCTGCATGGCCTACAGTAAGGCTACAGTGAAGGATTGCCTCCAAAGCGATGAGGAAGCTGAAGAAGCTTTCCTCGAACGTGTAGGTAGGGAACCGAGCATTACCGCATCCGGAAACTTTCTGAGTAAGGTGAGGAAACTCATCTCTCAGGTGGTCATGGATGGCGACGAACTCTGTGCCGATCTAGCCCAGTGGGAAACAAATCCTTTTGGGCGACACGGTCCAGGAGCAGTCTTTGGTAAAGAAGTAGGTTTTCGCAAATGGGATTTCAACTTTATCCAAGGGGTTGATCCCCTTCTCTATTGTTGGAGCCACGCGGATGATATCCGTATGGGGACTGAAGTCGATCCTTACTCACGTGTGTGCATTGTACCCAAGGACTTTCGCAGTCCTCGGGTTATATGCATTGAGCCGAAGGAATTGCAATTTGGCCAGCAAGGCCTGATGCAGGTCCTTTACTCACACATTGAGCGTCATTTTGCGACAAGAAGGTCGATTAGGTTTAGAGATCAAACATTGAGTCAGCGGCTTTGCTGCCGGCATGACCTAGCAACGATTGATCTTAAGGATGCTAGTGACAGGGTGTCAATAGCCCTGTGTCGACGCATCTTTCCTCGTCGGTTCTTCTCACTAATGACACGCTATCGGTCTAGGAGAGTAGTTTCCAGTGATGGAAGCATTCATCCTATCCGATGCTTAGCTAGCATGGGCAGTGCTGTTTGTTTCCCGCTAGAAACCCTCGTGTTTTGGGCAATTGCTCGAGCACGATTAGGAAATAGTGAGAGACAGATGCCCTTGCGTGTTTTCGGTGATGATATTATTTGCTCCCGTAAGGAGGCAAGTAATGTAGTCGCCGCATTAGTGGCTTGTGGGTTGGAGATTAATCCTAACAAGACCTGCACTACGACTCCCATTCGTGAGAGTTGTGGTGCGTGGAATTGGGGAACTTACGATGTTCGCATCGTGAGGTTCAAGAATCCACTCTGTTTTAACGCGAGATCGTGGTTCGCCTTAGCTCAAAACGCTTTAGCCTTGATTGATCAAGGTTGGCGCAGAGCTGGGGAAGCTACGCTCGAAGCTATCAACAAAGTGTATCCTGTTCCATATGGATGGAATGGCTTTCCGCCTATCCATCCGGTGGGGGAGGGTGTACTTCGCTGGTGCAAAGCACTCCAGCGTGTTGAAGTTAGAGTGCCGTTCCTCTGTGAGGGGGGACGTCAATCGCCCGTTACGAATCTAAGCGCATTATACGCTTGGACTGTCGGTAACGATACTCATCCGCGCCCATTCGGCACTGAAAAGGTGAAAGTGGGTTGGACGGCAGCTAAGAGG